TGTGAGGAATTCCTGGATTGGCTCGTAGATAAAATTTCCCACCTACCTTTAGTAAACTAACACAGTGCTCAAATCGTGCTTCAATCTCATCTTTGCTATTGAAGTTAATTGAACCAAGAGCCAGAATTACATCGTGTGATTCTGGTTTTACTTTGTACTCTAATATATCAACTTCATAGTCAGCTTGATTATTGTATGGATCAATGCCAATCAAATTCTGAATGCGACCCTTGAATGGGTGATATCCGCAACCAACATCAAGTACTTTTTCTGGGTTTAGTTTGTTAACTTCATCAGCTAGTTCCCAACCAGTGTGTTCATAATCGCCGGTGCGCGGCTTCCAAATCTCACCAAAAAAGCGTAAGATATAACGTTCGCTTAAGTCATGCACAATGTCTTTTAAGGTACCCACATAGTCGCAGGGTAGACTTAATTCAGCTTCCACTGCGTTTTTAAACTTGCTATATCGTGCAGGAGTCCAGGGTAAGTCTTGGACAATTGTGTTTTCATCAATAGAAATTTTGGAATACTTAGGTAAATTAAACGCAAGTTCTAAATTTTCTTTGACTAACTTAAAAATTTTTGTGTTCATAGTAATTTTTTCTATATTTTGTAAATTTTTATGCCAAATGGAATAAATATATGTTCATCATATTTATATTAGGAGGAACGATGAAAAAACTTTTAGCAACACTCACACTAGCAGTATTACCGGTATTTGCTTTTGCTTGGCAACCAACAAAACCTGTAACAGTTATATTCCCAAATGGCCCGGGGGCAGGAAATGAAATATCATTTCGTATTGTAGCAGAGATTGTAGAAAAACAAACTGGTGCAAAATTTGTACCTGAATATAGGCCGGGAGCTGATGGCAATATAGCTATCAATCACTTTGTAACAGTTCCTACTGATGGTCACACTATCAGTGTTCCAGCATGTCAGTCAAATTGGGTCACCCCTGAAGTGTGGTATCCTAAAGTAATCAAATACAACCCAATGGATTTAGAACCTATTGCTAATATTGCTCGTAGTCCATTAGCATTCTGGGCGCATCCTAGCAGTAAGATTAATACTCCCGAAGAACTAGTAGCCGCTATTCGCAAAAAAGAACGCCCTGTTACAATAGCAATAGGTGGCGGTGGTCATAAGTTAGCAGTTGAATATCTTGCTGCCAAACTAAATGTACCCGGTGGTGATAGAATAGAAACAGCGATGTATAAAGGTCCAGCACAAGCGTTATTGGATGTAATGGGTGGTCACGTTGAGTTTGGCGTTACTCCAGTAGCGGTAGGGTACCCTCATGTACAAACAGGTAAGTTGAAATTAATTGGTATTGCAGATACTAGACCATTGCCTGGACTAGAAACAGCACCATTGATGAATAAGGCAGCACCTGGTTTAAGCATACACGGTTGTTGGAATATAGTATTACCTCCTAATACTCCACAAGATATACAAAAATGGTATGCTGAACACTTTGTTCCTGCAATACGTAGCGCAGAAGCAGGAGCTAAATTTAAAGAAAATATGATGTACACAACACCAGAAGAACATAGCCCAGCAGGTGTTCGTGCTAGTATGGCAAGACTACAGCAAGTTTGGCAACCAATTGCTAGAAGAATAGATCCTAACAAATGAAAATAGGTTTATCAATGGAGATGACCCGCAAGTTGCGTGATACGTGGCATGCGGCTATCAATTACGAATGGTATGATTTTCTATCTGAACATGATATTGTTCCATTAAGTTGTCATGGCAAAGTACCACAAACAGACGAGTTTGATTTAATCATACTAGCAGGTGGCAACGATATGCCAGGCATTAAAACATGGCGTGATAATCATTATCCAATACGTGACCACTATGAGCATAGATTAATTCAACAATGTTTGTTAACTAACACGCCTGTTGCTGGTATATGCAGAGGAGCTCATTTTATCAATTATGTCATGGGTGGCACACATAAGTTAATGAATGATCCATATGATAATGTTAAGGTTCAATTACCTCAGTTTGAAGTAACTTGTCATCATACTATTCAGATTGGTACACTAGCTTCTGGCTTTGAAATATTACAGCAAGATAAAAACGGTATCGTTGAATTAGCAGTAAATAAATCACAACGTATGTTAGGTATAGGTTGGCATCCAGAGCGTGAAGTTAACAAACATACAAGACAATACATTTTAGATTTAATTAAGGACTTATGAAATATATATTTGTAGCAGGAGCTCCCGGTAGTAAATGGAGCAGTGTAATAAAAAACATCTACTATAGCCCTAGTGTTGACCAATCTGATTATAGTAATAGTAGGACGTATTACCATGATGCTAGTGGTAAAATGGAATTAATGCATCTAGGTGCTTATTATGATCCTGGCATGGAGTTTGGTAAGTTGTTTCATAGACTATCTATGTATGACAAAGAAACATTAGAACGTGACTTTGATGAAGCATTTACTGGTGAAGGTGTTCGTATTATTAAGTCACATGTGTTTAGTAATCATATTGATTACATCAAAGAAACATGGCCTGAATGTCCATTGGTTCTAGTGCATCGTCCCGATGACGCATGTTTAGGATGGTGGGTAAAGTGCGGGCATTTCAACATCACATACCCTGACTATAGTGAATATTATCAGAACTTGAAAGTAATGGCTGAAAAGATTAAAGAACAGAATCAAGGTATTATCAAAGCAACATATAAGTATCCAGGTCGAGCACCATTAACTAATCACATGCTGTGTAAGATGCTAAATATAGAACTACCACCGAGTGAGTATGAGCAAAACTACGGTGTATCAAATATAAGGGTAACAGTAATATGATAAGCAGTTGGGAACAAAGTAAGAAAAAAAGTAATTATCATTTTGATAATTTCAAAAATGATTTACAAGTTGACAAAGTAACTAAGTTGGGTAAGATAGTTGCAGACTACAGTGAGGATGTTAAACATGCAGTGGAGACAGCAGTCCCTGCTACATGGAGGAACAGAGGGGCGGTAGCAAAAACTAGACCTGAAGCTGAACTAGCAAGTGAAGATTATGACTTAGAACGATTTGGTTATGGTAAAGATTATCAAATAACACATTTGAATTGGGAGATAACTCCTAACTTAAAAAAGATTACTGAGTTATTTGCACTAGACGATTGCATGGAACGTATACATGTTCAAAAGCCCGGTGAAGTTTGGAATCTGCATTTAGATAAATTAGAGAAGTGGGCACCTGATTCACCTTGGACAGTCATGCGTGTGCAAGTAGCATTGACTGATTGGGAACAAGGTCATTTCTGGAGTTATGGTAATTATAATCATCAGCAATGGCGCGCCGGCGATGTGACAACATTTGACTGGCATAATTTACCACATAGTACAGCAAATGCCGGACATAACCCTAGAGTTACATTTCAATTAACTGGTGTTATTACTGAGAAAACTACAGAATTTTTAAGTAGATTAAAGAGATTTGATAATTATACCTTGAATTTGTCAGAAAATTCTTGGTTCTGAACACACCTTAGGACCGGTACTTGTTACCGTGGTGTAGCCGGCTGCTGGCTTGATGTATGAATTCGCTACTCAGAAGTCTAAAGTGAGCTTTAATGATAAATAGTATATAAAGGGACATTTACTATGCAACAACATATCTACACATCATCAAAAGGCGAAAAATTTCTTTCATGGCACGAATGGGCCTTAACAACGTTAACGGAAGAAGATTTAAAAGTTTACATCGATCCTGATCCTGAAGGTGATCCAATGTCAGAAGGCAAACTAGCACTATACAATCGTTGGGTGCAAGAAGAAAAAATAATATCACACGTTACCATGGAAAATGGCGAAGTAGTAATGGAACATGATATCTAAAAATTTTATTACAGAATCTGCGGTAGATGAGTTAGCTAAAAAGCTACCCTCATTGACTAAGCACGACTATGATACTATTGATAAATTAATGAGAAGTATTGCTAACCGACATAGCATGAGTGGTAATGCGTTACATGATTTGTTTGTAAAAAAATACAAAAGAACACCCGATAACTGGATTAAACATAAATTAGATGAAGGTAGTGATTCAGATTTGCAACAAGAAGTTGATAAATTCTGCGATTGGGCATGTAAACGTCTGCACATAAAATCTAAACCTGAAATTGAACTCAGTATGGATACTGAAGAAGCACAAAATAATCATCATACCGGTGGGCATCAAATGGGCGCTGATAGTATTTGGGTATACGTAAACAATCGTAACCTAGTTGATATACTACGTACAGTATTTCATGAATTGGTTCACGTTCGTCAAGGTGAACTAGATATGATTAAGCAGGGTGATAGTTATCCGGGTAGCCCAATTGAAGCAATGGCAGATATGCTTGCGGGCAAATACATCAAAATTTATGGCGAACAGAACCATCATATCTTTCAATAATTGATTATTTGTGCTATAATGCACAAATGATTAAGATTACAGTTCCATTACCCAAACAAATTACTGTTGCATGTAGCGGCGGTGTTGATAGTATGGCTGTAGTTGACTTTCTAAGTCGCAAACACGATGTAACTATTGCCCATTTTAATCATAGAACACAAAACGGTGAACGTGCCGCCCAATTTGTTTCCGGGTATTGTGGTGATAATAATATTCCTATGCTATACGGATCACCTCGAAGTGAGCGCGGAACAAAAGAATCAATGGAAGAATATTGGCGCAGAGAACGATATGAATTCCTAAGCGAATTAGGACCGGTCATCACTTGTCATCATCTGGATGACTGTGTTGAGACATATGTTTGGTCTAGTTTACATGGTACAGCCAAAGTTATCCCACTCACTCGCAAAAATGTATTGCGCCCATTTTTAACTACACGTAAGAGTGAATTTGTTCGATGGTGTGAACAACATAAAGTTCCTTGGATTGAGGACGAATCAAACAAAGATACCAAATACACAAGAAATTACATTCGCAACGAAATGATGCCACATATATTGAAAGTCAATCCGGGCATTCATACTTTGGTCAAGAAGATTGTAGAAGGTAAGCAAAATACTTGACTTCTCTACGCAAGCCAAGTACAATAACTAATTAATTAAGGAGAAACTATGTCAGATTATAACAGAACCTTTAACGGTGAGGCAAAAATTAAACTAACTCAACTAGTCAATGAGGGCATGACTGTCCTACATGAAATTGATACATTGAATGGTGGATTGAATGACACTATTAAAGCAGTCGCAGAAGAACTTGAAATCAAGGCTTCTACACTAAAGAAAGCAATTAAGATTGCTCATAAAGCAAGTCTCGGTCAGACTAACAAAGACCACGATGAACTCAACACTATCTTGGAAACTGTCGGCAAGACTCTATGAGTTATGTTGATGCTATTCACAGTAGGGACGAAGACCGTATCTACGTTGTAGAGAGGGATAATAACGGCAAGCGTCAATACAAAGAGTATCCTACTAACTATGTATTGTATTATCCTGACCATAAAGGTAAACATCGTAGTATCTATGGCAATCCAGTAAGTCGCTTCAGTACACGCAAGCGCACAGAGTTTGAAAAAGAAAAGCGTATTCACTCAGGTAAAACATTATTTGAATCTGATATCAATGTGGTCTTTCGGTGCCTAAGCGAAAACTATCTTAAAGTTGATGCACCTAAACTTCATACTTGCTTCTTTGACATTGAGGTCGACTTTGATCCGGTAAAGGGGTTCAGTCCCACAAGTGATCCATTCAATCCCGTAACTGCTATCAGTTGTTACTTAGATTGGCTTGACCAGTGTATCACCCTTGTCATTGCGCCCAAACACATGACAACGGAGACAGCACAAGAGATTGTGAATGAGTTTGAAAATACAATGCTATTCGCTGGTGAGAAGGAAATGTTTGATGTTTTCTTTCAATTGATTGAAGATGCTGATGTATTGACTGGCTGGAACTCAGAGGGCTATGATATCCCCTATATGGTCAATCGTGTTACTAGAGTAATGAGTAAAGATGATACACGCAAGTTTTGCTTGATGGGTCAGCTTCCTAAACCTCGTGAGTACGAACGATTTGGTAAGAAAGAAATGACTTACGATTTAGTTGGTAGAATTCACCTTGACTATTTACAACTTTACAAAAAGTATAACTATGAATCTCGACATTCATATAAGCTAGATGCTATCGGTGAGATGGAAGTCGGTGAAAACAAAACACAATATGAAGGTACTCTTGACCAGTTGTATAACAAAGACTTTAAAAAGTTCATTGAATACAATAGACAAGATACGATGTTGTTAGTGAAGATTCACAACAAACTTAAGTTTTTAGAATTAGCAAATCAACTTGCACATGAGAATACAGTACTGCTTCCAACAGTAATGGGTTCAGTGGCAATGATTGAGATGGCAATTTTTAATGAGGCTCACGAACGTGGGTTAGTTGTTCCAGATAAA